AGGGTCAAGTCTATTTAATGAAATGTATCTACCATCATTTGTAACATAAGAGTATGGTTGCCACCCTGTATTTTGTTCTCTTTGTTTATTAATTCTGTAATCTCTTGAACCACCACCAGTAAATTTACCTAACATAGCAAACGTAACTGCTGAAGTCCATAGTAACCAACCCATCTGTATTCTTGCATTTGCTTCTGCTAAATCAGCTAATGCTTGTTCATATAATCTTCTTAAATCTTCATATACTGGTCTTGGAACAACATCAGGTTTTGGTTTTTTTGGTTTTCCAATTAATTCATCAACTTCAACATCAACTGATTTTATTAATTGTTCCTCATCGTATTTTGGTTTTTCAATTCTACCAACTTGTTCTCCATCTCTTTCACCACGAATATGAGTATAAGGTGCATCTCCACCCTCACTTTTACTTAATACAATAGTATCTGCATTTGTAACAAAAGTATGTTTTCCTGTTTCTACATCTTTTGAAACAATTGCCTTAGAACCACTACTAATTAGTTCATTAATCCTAAACTGATTGTCTATTGCCATTTTACTTCTCTACGGTGAAAGTCAAATCCTTATCTGCAAAGTATTCAATTACACCACTTCTATTTACTTTTATTTCTATATAGTAATCTCTGTTGTATTCAAAGTTACTTAAGTTTAATTTAAAATAATTACCATTTGAATCACAACTTACTTTTGTATAGTTGTCATTAAATGGAACCACCACTTCATCTGTTACTACATCTTTAATTTGATAGTAAGTTGTTGATGGTAAATAATATACATCTGTGTAAGAGTATTGATTGGTGTAAGTTTTAAGAGGATATTTCTCTCTTCCAAAAACTCTGATTGTAGGTTTACTTCCTCGTTTGTATCTTACCTTTAATCTCTTAAATGTGATATGAATATCATCGGCAGTTAATGCACTAAGAGAACCAGTAGAGAAAGAAGAATCATCCCAACCAATTCTTAACTTCGGTTGGTATATAGTATTTGTTTCTTTTCCAAAAAACTTTAATTGTCCGTAATCAACAGTATCATTTTCTTTTTCTGATGAATGTTTTATAATCCAACCCTCATTAGGAATGGAACCACTTATCCAAGAATTAAGTGGAGTTAAAACATTCATGTCTATATCAGTCGTTTCATAAGAAAACGATTGTGAAGATGCAGAGCCTGTGTACCAAGTTCCACCTTTTCCATTAAATGAACCCGTTGTACCACTTGCAAAATCATTTCCTAACCAATCTGATGATGAGTTTCTTTTATTCCAACTACAACCATCAGTTGATATTTCATCAAATCGTGTTCCAATACCCATATCCCATGATTGTGAAACTGGATATGCATAAATTGTGTAATCGGTTGGAATCTCACTTGATTCACATTCATGTAATATAAGTTCGGCGGAGCTCATAGTAACTTCACCACTTGCTATTGATTCTGATAAAGGGGTTACATCAAATTTAATTAAAGAACGAGCAGTATCTTTTAAGTTTCCATAATAAACTTTAGAAACTTCTAATACTTCATCTAACCCCGTATTTTGAGTAGGTTGTTGTAAGTAAATACTTGCGTCTTTAGATGCTGTTACAAAATAATACATTATACCACTCTCCCTTTTATATCTTTGTTTGGATACTTTAATTCAAATACAGATGGGTCTAACGATGGATAGACTTGTTTGTTTTTAGTTGCATTTGAAATATTATATTTTACATTTGAATAAGTACCACCACATTTATTTACAACCTCACACTTTGGTACAGATTGTACTCCTTCTACATTTGCGATTGTAAGTTCTAATTCTGAAATGTTTATTGGTTGATTGAAAGACCAATTATCTATATTAAAAAATTCTTGTATTTCTTGTTGACATTGTAATAATATTTCTCTTGTGTTGTATCCACCATAAACTCTTATTTCAAAATCAACTCCAATATTAATTACAAACCCATCTAATAAATTAACTCCATCAGTTAAAACTCTATATTCATTTAAATAAGTTTTTAAGTTTTGTTTTACTGCTCTATTTAAACTATTTAAATATTTGTTACTATCATATCCTAAAACATAAAGATTAATTGCAAAAGGATTATTCTTTTCATCTATGTTAGCCTTTTTACCAACTAAGAATTTTTCTATTTCTTTTTGAATTTCCAATTGTGTTAAATCTTTATCTTTTAAATCATTTACTAATTCTGTAAATTGTTTTAAACTTTTTGGGTCTGATAAGATTGATGCTGGTGAATTGTTATCTAACTCACCATCTGCAGAACAATATGCTTTTGCAACTTTACCATATTTTGAAGGTAATGATAATGCTCTAACTTGATAATCTTTTCTTGTTACTGCTCTGTTTTGTGCTCCAAAACTTGCTAATGCGTTTTGTCTAATTTCTTCTATACTTTCTTCTCCCCTACCACCTCTTGCTGGTGCTTCATTATCTACTGCTACTGAATTTTTAGTTGCATTAAATAATCTTGCCTCTCTACCTGAGAAGAAGTTTTCATCTTCATCAAACTCTATGTTATCTATTTGTACTAAGTCATTAGCAGGTACATTTGAATCCACACCACCACCTGCATAATATGATATTGTAAATTCGCCTGTTGGTGCTTGACCATATGATTTTGTTTTCAAGAAGTTTGATGGGTCAAAAGATGAACCTAATTTATCAATAGATGAATTTAATCCTAAACCAACATTTTTAAAGTTAGGTATAAGTGTTTCATCATTTGTTGCAGTTCCACCACCAAATACTAAACTTGTTGTATTATCTGAATTTGTTTTTGTAACAAATCTTCTTGAACTTTTTATTAATCTTAAAACATTAGATACTGAATTTTTAAATTGTGCTAAATCTTTATCATTCTGTTCTGAAGTTGGATAATCAACATAAACCATCTCTTGTCCTAAATAAGGAACTTCATACCACTTGTTTCCATCGGAATCTCTAACATCATAAACATCAATTACATTTCTATCACTAATGTTTATATTTGCAAACTCTTCAGGTGTACTACCAAAATTTACTGTGATTGATTTAACTTCTGCAGATATTGCATTTACTTTTTTCTTTACTAAATACAAGCTTGGTTTACCTTGAGAATCTCTTTCGTATATAGATATTTCTCTTTCATTTTCATCATTGAAATCTAATAATTCGGTTGATGTAAAAATAATACCAGAGCTAGTTGAACGAACTTGTAGTCCTTGTTTTACTCTTAAAAAATATTCTGTATCAGGTTCATAATCACCAGCTGATGAATTAAATTTACTTGGTACAGTTTGATAAACTGATAATTGTGTTATTGCTGGTGCAATGGGTTTTGTTTTATATCCCATTATATTTGCAATATCCATTAAGTTTTCTCTATCTTCTGCAGTTGTTAATAATGACTCTTTTAATGTATCATCAATATAATATCCTAAGACATCTCCAATATAAGATGCCATTTCAATAAACATCATACCTGGTGATGACTCATTAAAGTCAGTATATGTTTGTGGAAAATAAGTTTTTGAAAAATTAATTAAATTTTCTCTAAATTGAGAAAAATCTTTATTAAGATAATTTATCTTCCTACCAATATTTGAAACTTTACCTAATGCCATTTATTTACCCTTCTATATCTAAAGTTATTGTATCTGTTTCTATTTCGTTACCAACTGTAAAACTTACCTTTACAATCGCTCTATTTTGGTCTTTCATTTCATCAGTCATTTGAACATCTATATCTGCAACCGTAATGTAAGGTAACCAAAGTCCAACTGCGTCAGTAATTGAACCTGTTAGTTTTTCTTCAAATTGTTCATCATCCATCGGTTCAAACAATACATTATGTAGTGTTGTACCAAAATCAGGTTGCATTACTCTCTCACCAACTCGTGTGAGTAATAGGTTTCTAAGGTTTGCTCTTGCAGCTTCAAAAGAAGTAAATGTTTGTTCAAACATTACCTTACCTCTTTTAGTAGGAGATGATATCCCATATGCTACTGTTGCAAATTCTTCTAAATCATTTACTACCTTTTTACCTAATTCGTAAGCCACCTATACTCCTTACCTTTTAAATTTCTTTACTAATTCAGAATTATCTCTATTTAGAATCCTATCTAAACCAGGTAATCCTGTTCTAACACCAAGACCTGTTTTACTTGGTTGTTTTTTTATATCACCATAACCCATTTGTGCTGCCATATTAGCTCTCATTCCTTCTAATCCTGCACCAGCACCTTGTTGATTAAATGTTACTGTCTTGTCCATACTTTCATTTACAGGTTGTTGAAAATTATCTAAAACTGATTTTTGTTCAACTCCACCTTTTCTTTGTTCTGCTGTAAATGGTTTTGTATTATTTAATGCCTCATTAATCGCTTCATTCTTAGTGAATTGTTTTTTAGGCTGTGTTCTTTCTTCTTGTAAAGCAATCTCTGCTTGTTCGAATGGGTCTATCTCTGTTGTTTGTTCTACAACTTTTGGAGTAGATTTCATTCTACGAGAAACTTCTTCCTCTAATATTTTAGGAAAAGTTTTTG